CCGAGATCTGTTGTACCAACCAGGTCGGTTAACCGGCCTGGCACTGAGCTCCTTCCACTCCCATCCCCACACTTCGGGCTTGCGCCTTACGTGCGGAGATGAGAGGAAAGAAGGATCAGTGTACTCTCTTCGGAAAGCCCCGTCAGAAGTGACAGCCCAATCGGGCGCCACGAAACGGAAGTCTTCAGGCACAGCAGCAAACAAAATCTGCCGTAGCCCTTGCGTGTGCATTCCGCACATGTCGGAACGAAGAAGAGCGTTATGAAAGCTGAAGATCGACTGTACATTATCCAGTCGGTTCTTGAGCTCTGCGGGTCGTACATCTACCCCTTGCCAGTAGTCCCCTCCGCAACTTTCTCGGAAGAAGCCTGAACTAAAAGTTTTACTTTTGTTCACTTGGAACCCTAGACGACCCAAAAGGTCGACGACTGGTTCAAAGAACTTCTTCCGCACGATAATGTCATCGCCATAAACTCGGAAATCAATTCCGACAGTGCCCGCCCCAACGGCGGAACATGCGGCGAGGAAGATCGTGGTTTGTAGAGGGAAACAGAAGCTATTCCCCATCGAGCAGAACTTTTCATACCGGTGAATCACACCGTTATACTTAAAGTTCCTGCTTCTCCACCGGTTAAGGTGGTGAAACCACTCGCTGGGGAGAATCGCTTCCACCAGAGCCGTAGAAATGCTATCGCTAGCAGAACTAAGGTCAATGGTGCAGAAACCGTCTTCAGCGTCAAATGAGCCTTCCCAGGCCATTTGCTGGTTTCTAGACTGATCGCGCAAATCGTTCCCGATAGCGCGAAGTCGTTCACGCATAGCGTGATCGACCCCGGTCTGGATCCAGTTGTTGAGTAACGGTTCAACGGCAATAGACCTACGCGTTAGCGTGGTCTTAGGCACGAAGAGGACGTTGTTGTGATCGACTACTTCCACTCGGTTTGAGAACGCCTCGTAAAAGACGCGCTCATCAGCCGCATAATCCTTGGGATCAACTAAGACCTCAAGGACCTGTGGATGTGCATGTGCGAAAGCACGTGCGTAATCGATCGCGCCAGGGGATACGGACCACTTCGATAGCACCTTTCGGTAGCTAGCAGTGTCCTGTCCTTGTATCCCGATGGCGGTCCCCGGACCAAAAGCCACACCTGAGTACACTTCCTCAAGAGAAAAGTCGCGTAGGACATACGAGACGAAACCTCTTAGATGGTGCAACTCAGCCTCTGTCACACGAGCCGACAGAGATTCATTAACAACTTTGCAAGACTGCTCGGCTGCAATGAATTTGTTCCAAGCACCGGTCTCCGCTAGGGTATCTAACCCCCGCAAAGGGTACGGATATTTCGAAACAAGGGCCTTCGCTTGGGAAAGGAGAAAGATCTCCCCCACCGAACCTGCATCTGCCGGTTCCACGGTGAAATGCGCTAAGTCCTTTGCCAGATCCTCGGGAGAGGAAAGGGAAGGGTACTTTCGCGCACTACTCCCGTAGCGGAATGCTACCTCGGAGAGCCAACAGTCCACAAGGTCACGATGCAAAGCATCGGCCTTAGTGGCCAACAGTCGATTCAACTCGTTGAAACGACGCCGTAGATTGGGTTTCACAAGGAAATCCTTTCAAATCGATGAGCTGGGACGCCGTGATGGCCGCAGTGACTATCACGACCACAATGGTTCGTGTTAAACGAACCAACCAGGCGAAGTCTTTCAAGATGCTCCCAAGCGCCTTAACGGCGCTTAGAAGTTGACCTTGAGAGTCTTCAGGTGCGTCTTGAACGAAGCCGACCCAATAAGGGCAGCAACGTCGTCGCACATCGCATCGACACTGGCGTCGCTCATGCCGACGGGCAGAGACGAGACGATGTCCATGATCGCGTCGTGAGACGGGGTCAGGGCATTCGTCAAAGTCTGCGTCCGAGTCAGCTTGAGGTTCGACCGGTTGACCCCCGAGAAGTTGGTCACAGGCTTTGCGCCGGTACGACGGAGGACGAGATCGTCCTTCACCGAACCGGATTTCGCGGGGCCAATGAAACCGACTTGGTTGGCACCGAAAGAATCGGCGGAATAGGTCTTGGTGTTGAAAACGAGGGACATGGATCATCCATGGTTAGGTTTTAGATCGGTTTACCCGATCCACTGGTTGGCAGGCAAACGGCCGTTCCAGATGCGCTCTCGAAGTTCTTTCGAGAAGCGAACATCTTTCACAGCGGCCGGAGAAGGTTTCTGAGAAACCTTCAACGTAGCCTTCACTTTGGCAGTTGCCATTGTGAACATTGCTAGCGCGTTGAGCACCTTCATAAAGTCCAGAGAATCTGGACGAAGGCGTAGCTGCGGGACCAAAGGCCCCGGCTGTCGATCGTAGTACTCTAGCACCCTCGTTACCGGGGGCGCTGGATTCGCCACATTGACGTCAGCGTTACCTATCTGAGCTACGGGTTGCCCCGCATACCAGAAAGTGCACACCTCGGTACGTTTGTAACGAATTGAGACACTTTGACCGAGGTTGAGAAGGTTAGGATCTTGAACCATGGCTCCCAAAAGGTCGCCTGCGTTCAAGAACCAGTCCACAACGTGACTGTAACGAACGAGTTCCCAAGGCACAAGGATTAAATCCTTGAGGCTGAGGCCCAAGTTGTTCAGCTGCGTTACCATGAACTGGTCCACCGAAACGGCGCGGGCAGTCCACTCCTCGTTAGAGGTGATCTGCCTGCCCCACAACACGGCATCTGAGTCGGAAATCACAGGGAGCACGGTGTTTGTTGTCCGTGACACCTTGTGTTGACCTCTACTCGAGATGATTCGTGAGCCGATGGCCTTCTCAAGCCCTACCAGGATCCCGTTGATGTCCGACATTAGGGGTTTCCACCCATAGTTCGTCATCAGTAGCTGCCCTGCCGCCTCTTCTGTGAGGACACGCTTTCGGCTTTTGCCTCCGCGGTCCCCCCAGAAAATTGCGTCATGGATCTTCCTTGCACGAGTTAGCACGTCCGAAAACGTGTTAATTGTCTTGCGTATTTCAGCGAGACTTTCGTACAAGTTAGACTCACCAGAGCGCCCTCTTTTAGAGAGCGCCTGGGTGGCTGCGAGATCCTTCGAGATCTCCA